AAGAATATCAACCGGTGTTGAACCTTGATTAGACCCGTACAAATATCCAGATGCTAATATTCTTCCACCAGTATAAGTTCCACCATCAATTTTATATTCAACAGAACTATCAAGACCAGCATCATTCCAAGTTCCACCAACAGATGTTCCAGATGCTCTTACTTGCCAGTTATAAGTTGCATTATTTGTAATACCAAGAATTGAAAGTGCAGTTAGAATTACAATTGCATCCAATCTATTTGGTGTTGCTTTAAGGCGAATTGATATAACTGTATAATAAGTTCCTGCCGTTGTTAAATCGACTGGTGTTTGAACAGGTGTTCCAACTGCCTGCTGCAATCCACGCAGTTCATAACCACCTTCTGAGATAACAGTAGAACAAACCTGTTTGAGTGTGCTTGCACTAGTTGTAATTCCAGTGTTAGCAATCTCATATCTCAAAGGAAGAGATGCTGTTGTAATATAAGTTGATTGAATTAAGTTTGCGTGATGAAATGAGTGTGCATGAATAAACTTTCCATCAATTACGAATCCAAGTCTTACTGTACCAAGTCCCAGCCACTCAATATCCATCCAAAGAATTTGTGCTTTGGAGATATCTAATGTAATACCAGAAACACCAGTTCCATCTAATTTATCAATATTCCAATCAGATTGTGCAACTGAAGTTGAAGTTCCAGTAGATAAACTTCTTTCTACAAAATAAGGTGTTGTTCCATTAATTTCAAAATACATTCCGTTATCAGCACCAAAATATCCAACTCTTTGTCTTAAGTTTGTTTTTGGTGTAGCAGGAATGAAAGTATTTAAAACAAGTAATGATTTCCCTGGTTGATAAGAGAATACTTTTGTAGTTTCTCTAATAACAGAATCACCACTTGTAGTTCCAATTCCAATATTGACTAATCCTTGAGCAGTTACAAATCCAACTGTAGAACCAGTTCCTACAATCAAACTATTCCAAAGATTGTTGTCTCCATATCTATGAGAGGAATCAAATAAGGTAAGTGGTTGAGATGTTCTAGTTCTTCCAAAAGCATCTGGATTTACACTTACAGGAAATCTATTATAGTTATCAACAACATTTCCATCCCTCGTTGCGATTAAGGGAACCTCAAAAAGTGTTCTTTCTTGATTTAGAAAGTCTTGTTCATTTTTATTCCACTGTGCCATAAATTACTCACCCCACGATAATCTTTCTGGTCTGTATCTTTCTGCGTTTTTAACTTTTATAGAAGTAGATTCTGCTGGATAGATATTATGAACTATCGCTCCAGGATATTCTTTTTGCAGTTGCTCTGCAAGTTGATTTTTATCCATCATCTTACCTTCAACTTCCATACGATATAATCTTCCTTGCCAAACTACATCTGCAAGAAAAGATTCGGTTGCTGTCTCTGGTTGAGATGAATTCATATAGAGATTTCCATTGAAATCTCCAGCAATATTGATACTTTCTGAAATGAATTGTTGAAAAGATTTCATTTTAGTTGCAGTTCCAACGACGGAGGGCTTTGTTGATTCTGGAATCTGGATCTCTTGCAGTTTTTGTGGAAGTCAGTTTTGATTTCATTCCAGACATACGACGGCAGAATGAAGCACGACGTTTTGCTCTTTTACCTTCTGGATTTTTTTCAGTTACTGCAGTTTGAAGTTTTGAACCTGGATTCTCGCGACGATATGCATTAACTGCTTTTTGACTTAAACCATCAGTCTTATCTTGACGATTAACTTTTTGCCAGTCTTCCGATAATCCAAAGTCTGCTCTCCAGTTTGAATATTCCTCTACCTTCATTTCACCACTATCGATATAATCTGCGGCAGCATCAATATAATCTGCTGCTTTAGTAATTTTTGATTGAACCCACGCTTCAATATTACCTTCGCCCTTCATTTTTTTACGAAGTCTCTTTGCAGCAGAGATGATTGTAGAAATTTCTGAGCGAGCCATTGAGTGCTCATGATCATAAGACTCTGGAAAATTACCAGGATGTACAGTTGCGATATTATATTTTAATTGATTAGTTGTTAGTGCTGAAGGAATTGAGAACATATCCCAATACTTTGGTCCATATTTGCACTCACTTCTAGTTTCATCTTTTTTGCATTTTGGACAATATCTGATCATTGATTGTTCCTCCTTTACTGGTACACAATTTGGGACCATTTTTTTACCTTTTTTCTTCATTCCTTCTTGCTTATATCCATCCCAACAATCTTCTGATTTAGTTCCCCAGTTAGCAGCACCAACCTTACGGCACTTAACCAATGCTCCTGATGCATATGCACTTGGCCAAACATCATATCTAGATTTTACTTTTTGATAACAAGCATCTTTCTTACCACTACCCTTGCCTGGTTTATCTTTAACTTCTTGTAAGTTCATTTCTTCAGTTCTTACGTTTGTTGGTTTAGCGCCACCAGTTTTTTCTGGTTGATTTGGATCTAATCTATTTTTTCTTCTTCTTGCCGCCTCTTCTTCATCTTTAGACAAAGATCTTTTCATTTTTGAACTTCCGCATTTTGGAGTAGAAGTTTGACCTGGTTGACGGGCACAAGGTTTACCTGCCCATTTTCCACCTAACTGAACCCACCCCCTTTTACCATCAGATGATTTAGATTTATTAAACCAATCGTGAAGACCTTGATCCCCAGAAGTAGTTTCTTCTTTCACATCCTTAAACTTTTTATGATGCTTTTTAGCATCTGACTCCATTTTTTTCAAACGAGTATAATAATCTGGAATTTCATCTAGATGTTGAAGAGCAATATCTGTAGCAAGATCTTTATCTCTAGTATGCTCGTGCTCAATAGGAATTCCCATTTCAAGTTGCTTTCTTATGAAAGAAGCATCTAAGCGATGTTTCTTCGCAATTTCTTCAACTGTTTTATGGGGTTTGACCTTATGCACAATAATAAAAAATTATTACTCTTTATTATTTAGAAAACCTTGTTTGAGTAGTTTTGAAAGTTCTGATGTAGATCCAACAAATACCGCATTGTTTGTAACGTTATTGGTTGTTTTAACTACATCTTCTTCAACATCTTTAAGTTTCTTTTGAAGATCAATTAGTTTATCTGTAACATCTCCAACAGATTTAATTAACTGACCTGCAACTTCATATGCTCTTGGACTCCCTCCCTCTCCAGCAAGTTCCATTATTCCATTAATCGCCTCTTGACCCTTCTCAATCAATGAATACAAATTTGCACGAGTGTATTCATAGTCTTTTTTTATGTCGTCAGACTTTAATGGTGCAATATTTAATTGCTCTTTTACTTCGTCTACTTCGACTATTTTACTCTCGATGTTGAGAGCATCGTCCAATCCCTCATAATTATTCTTCATAATTCTCAAATATCAGTTTGTTGTGTTGGACTAAATGTTTTTGAGTCCGAAAAATCTAACCATTCCTCATCAAATCCAAAATTATCACCAGGTTCTGCATCGTAAGGATCTGGTTGAACAGTGTATCTAACTTCTCTCTTAGCAGTTTGTCTATTCGCATCGGTATACATATCAACCTGAACCTTACGAATAAGACCATCAGTGGTATCTGCAATAGGACCAAACAGATATGCTTTTACTGTAAAATTGAAAGTATAGATCAAAATTCTTCTTGTAGAAAAATCACCTTCATAATCATCGGTAAAAGATACATTATCTAAAACAACAGGAATATCCCTCTTTTCCCCAATTGAATCAACTAAATCTACAGTTAGATTAAATGAAGGTTGGAAATAAGGCAAAATTTGCTCAACAACTTGTAGAGCATCATCTTGAAGTTTGGTCATTAGATTCAATTGGAATCCAATATTATATGGAACTGGAAGAAAAACCTTCTTAAGATTTGACCCATCACATGCTCTAAATGTTTGTGTTACATTTGCTTTTCGAGTCGGATCATATTGAATGGAATTCATTTCAAATGCCAGTCTAGGCAAAGTCATGGCAATTGGTTTATTAAGTTCAGGTTGCTGCTCAATTCTTGCTAAGAATTTTTGAATGGGTCCATATGCTAACGGAACCTTCATCTCACTAATACTATCTCCAGAAGAATCTTTATGTCGTATATAAATTTCATTAAATAATGTGCCAAAGGCAATTACTGTTCTTCTTATTATTTCATGATAATAATAGTTTCCTAACATTAGAAGGTCCCAAATGGATTAGATTCTGTGAAATCGATGATGCCGTCCGCAGCATTTTCAATTTCTATATTTTCACTATATTTATCATATAGATCCCAATTATTATAAGATTGTACCGAATATATTGCACTAGATGCTGCTCCAACAACAAGTTCTCCAGGATAGAATCCTTTAGTTGTGACGTTATCTACAAAAGAAACCTTAAGAATCTTAGTATCACTATCCCAATATTTAACACGAGCTCTTGTTCCAGAACTCGATCCAAATACTTCCTCATTAAACAGATAAGTTCCAATTCCAGATAAAACTGGTGGTGGAGCAATGATAACTGTTGGGGCAACAGTATATCCAGAACCAGGATTTACAATCCTAATAGAACTAATTGATTGTCCAGCACCAACTATTGCGATAGCAGATGCTGTCTGTCCAGAACCAACAGATCCAACAATGCTCACTATTGGTGAATTTACATATCCAATACCATTGTTTGTAACATCAAATTTCACAATTCCACTTCTAATAGTTTCAATAGAACAAGTGGCTAATGCATCAGATCCACCTCCTCCAACTATAGAAATTATTGGCGCAACTGTATATCCTGCACCAGCATTTGTAAGTTGAATAGACTGAATTGAATAAACTCCAGCTCTAGAGGTTGTAATTGCTACAGCAGATGCATTTATGCCACCTATTGGTGCGGATGAAATTGCTACAGTTGGAGTAGTTGTATAATCATATCCATCATTGTTTAAAAATATTTGACGTATATATCCAGTACCAATTGTCGATGTAGCTTCTGCTGTAGATCCTAAACCAATTAATTGTAATGTGCTGATATATCCCTGATCTTCTATTTGCGTATCAATTTCATCAATACTTGTATCAATGACCTCATCTTCATATTCAAATAGTTCACATCTCAATTCATAGACATATAACTTACCTAGTTGATAAAAATTGACTTCATGCTCTACAAATTTTACTTCAAAAAGTCTTTGTCCCAATGGAAAATAAACCAAATCTCCTTCCCTTGGTCTTGAAGCAAGAACAATTTCATCATCATTTAAACCATCTAAAAATGGAGATATAAAGTCTTCAAAACGTTCTTTTGAAATAATCAGACTTAATTCATCCTTTAAACTAACACCAAATTTAGTTAATAAGTCTCCCTGACCAGTATATCCATCATAGTTATTAATATATGCTTCAATTGCGAAATTATCATCAAATCTTGATGATTGGATTTCTTTTAAGATAGTTTGTTTCCTTACAAATTTTCTGGGTATATAAGTCACCTCTATACCATAAATTCTCAACTGCTCGTTAATTAATTCTTGAACGAGTCTCTGTTCATTTTGTGATCCCTGTAAGAAAAATGGATTAAGAGTCATTATCCAATAAAGTCGTAAGGTGGAAGTTCATAATCCATAGACATTCTCTGTCTAATACTTTCTATTTCTTTCTCAGCATCGTCATATATTTCTCTACCATTTAGTTCAATTCCTCCAGGAAGCTTAACTCCTCTGAATTTAATTAAATTTTGTCCCCATTGTCTTTTCATTAATGCAGTTAAATAACGCTTCAAGAAACTATCGTTATAAACTCTAGTAAAATCATTTGGGTCTAAAATTCTATAGCAATCAATTACAATAAATGTATCTTTTGCCTTTGAATCCCAATCTATATCCAAATATAATCTATCTTGCCTTTTATTAAATCTAATTTGTTTGTCAGTAGAAAGGAGGAAGTCAATATCTTCAAGGTAAGTTTTTACCATTGCATATTGTAAAAGTTCAACGGAATTAAAATAATATAAATCATTTAGGAATAATTGATATTTAATGCTCCACATACCAGCGGAGATTGAACTAGTATCAAATTTAAAGATTTTTTCTATACCTATAACACTATCAGGAACCTGAATGAAGTTAGAATTCTCATAAAAATTAAAAGTTGTTGAACCTATACCAGATATATTTCCAGTTGTTGTAGTTGTTACAATTCCAACTCCATTTGTACCTTTTGCTTTTCCTCTATCAATATCTTCTTGAGTGATTTTGTATTTCAAATACATTCTTTCCACACCATCAAAGTGTCTTTCCTGGAAATATTGTAAAGCATCATCAACTAAGTCATCAATTTGTTCATCCGCCAAATTAATTTCTAGTACTGGAGCACCTAACTGTCTTAAGCAATAATCAATAAGTTGTTGTCTACTTGCCGGTTTTGACATTTTTAATAGGATCCTCCATCTATAACACTTGCCCAAGAGGGAATTCCTGAGCTATTGGTTGAAAGTATATAGTTTGTTTCCGATATTGCTGAAAAAGTTGATGCAGTAGAAACGAGTTGATCATTGGCATCAAAATAAGCGATTCCATATGGTTCGCCCGCTGGATAATAAAATGATTGTCCAACAGTAAGAATACCTGTTACATTGGCGTTTCTAGCAGTAAATTCATCAAATCTTAAATCATCGCTGATATATAAATCGCCATCAATATATACATCATTTTTAAAGGTTGCAACTCCAACAAATGTCGATATCCCACTCACATTTAATTGAGTGACGGATGCTATACCACCAATAACATTAAATGATGTTGCAGATGAATCTGACGATCCTCCAAGACTCGAAACTACTTTAATTGTATTTTGTTGTCCAACTCTAACTTTGATATCGGACATTATCGAGTAACTCCTTCTCTTACAAGAACCATTCCTTCAATTACTCTTGTTTTTACCCCAGATTTGGTAATCACAACATCATAAACGTATCTTCCAGGTTTTAAACTTTCAGTTTGGCTGGAAGTTAGAGAAATGGTTATTTTACCCAAAGATGCTGGAGAAGAAATTAATGTTGTAAAAGTAGTTGCCGTCGAACTTCCAGCATATTTTCTCATTTGAGCAGAAACTGTATAGTCAGATAAATCAAGAGAGGAGTTTGAATCACTTTCTTCCAAATCGAATGTTTGATTAAAGTCTGCTCCAGAGTTAACTACAATATTACTGACATATACTGCCGCCATTTATCTTTTTAAGCTCTACTTTTTATTTATATCTCGATAGAACCTATAGATTTAATAACCTCTTGTTGCTTTAAGTATAGTTTGCAATACATCTTTGAAAACTTTTTCAATTCTTCATGACTAAGTTCATCAATCATTCTTGAATACTTTTCAAATTCAAACATTTTATCTATACATTCAAGTTCAATATCATTTAGATCCATTAATAATCTCCTTAAGTAATGATTTAATCTCATCAATATCTTTTTTCATTTGATCAAGCTCTCTTTTCTGAGAATCTCTATTGTTTAAACTATTTACGTACTGGGTGTATGAATAATTATCACAATTAATTATAGCACCCGAGATCTCATCGCGGTATAAGTTCGGGTGCCCTTTTACTGGTATCATCATCTAATTGCAATACTCCTTAAATCTTTGAATCTTGGTGCATACGCTTGATTAGTTCCAGACATTACAATCTTAATTGTATATCCAGTGAACTCCCCAAGATTGTTAGCAGTAAAATCATATTCTAGGAACTGATTTTCCAAACTTGATGGTACAAATGTATCTGGTAATCCGCTGTTATTTGCGGGATTAATTACATCTGGATATCCATCTTGGTTAGCATCAATAGTTAGATTATTATATCCAGGGAACAATTCAAATGATTGTTCAACTTCACTAGAATCTGGTCTAATCAAACTGTATAGGACTCTAAAGTCCGCTGATGCGTGTCTGTATGCACCTATAATTACTTTCAGTGATGTTGCTGGTTGAGATAGTCTTACTGTATTTGAAACGTATACAGCAGCATGTGGATCGTCTAAGAAAGAGTTAACTCTATTATCCACAATGTAATTAGAGACTGGACTATTCAATCTGCTGCTAAGAAGTTGTGCAAAACAATTCTTCCAGAAGATCATTGGTGAAAGATTATTATCAGATGTTGATAGATTTATCTTCGCAGTAAATGATTTGTTTCTCAGTAATCCACCAAGATAAGTCTGCTCATTAACATTTGAGCAAATAATTCTTGTAGAAGAAAGTTTGTTTTCAACTCCAATTTCAACATCTTCGTATCCTTGATCTTGGAATGAAATTTCAGAACCATCCACACTTGTTCCACTTACAGATCTAATTTGTGCCGAAACTTCAGTTGACGCTCCAGGAACCAATGTTGCTATTACGGGAATGATATTATCATATTGAATATTCTCTGTTGCCTGTACTAAACTTCCACCGCCAGAGTATTCTGCACTAAATGATAGTTGTGGTGTAGAATCTAAACTTGCGTCAGAACTTCTGTCAGTTACATTTGAATCAAAGTTTGATCTATCAAATTCAATGTAGTAACTATCAATATCATTACCAACGTCACTGATATCATGAGTTTTATTAATTCTCCTCAGAGAAACTCCACTTACTTCATACTTGTAAACTGTAGAACCTGATGGATGATCCAGGATCAGAGTGGAATCAACTCCTCTTGTGATAGTTAAGAGCTGTCCTACACCAATACTTTCATATCTTATGATTTCATTTTCAATCTTAATATAACCTGGATTGGTAGCACTAACTATTACTCCCTCAAATGTTGTGAAGTTTGATGTTGAAGCAACACTAACAGAAGTTCCAGTTGATTCAAGTGTTGCCGACAATGTTGTTGGGGCAACGTCTGATTCTACATTATAAAGTGTTAGTTTATTGTTAGCTGCGTACATTCCATGATCAAAATGGTTTACTTTCATAAAGTTACCATTATAAATTCCACCTACAGCAGTTGAAGATAAAATAGAAGTTCCTGCAGCAGATATTGCTGTATTGGAGTTATCATAATAGACCAATGTGGAAACACCGACAGTTGTGAATGATTGACCTTGGACGTTGGAAATGTATAAAGTATCTAAACCAGTAATTCCAGTAATTGTTATTCTTGCATTATTTCCAGATGCTGGCGAAACATCAGATGTTGTAATTCCAACAACATCACCAACTGAATACCCATTACCACGAGCAGTAGTAGGAGTTACTGCAGTAATAACTCCGTTTGTTGCAGTTATGTTTAGTCTTAAACCAGACCCACTACCTGAGATAGCATAGGTTCCAACATTTGATGTTGTAGTGTAGTTTGATCCTCCAGTTGTAATACCAACAGTAGCTACTGAACTTCCGGTTCCAACAATATAACCATAATTGTATGGTTTAACAACTTCACCAATCTTTCTTCCAGTTGTAAGAATTCCAATCATATTACTATCGGTTGTGGTTGTTATGCCGATAGCAAATCTCTTAGGTAGAGTTGTGATTGGATTATTTTGAAGAGTAGGAACATATCCATTACTCTCATTAAGAGTTGGGTTGTGGAACAGCACACTTCCAGATGTTGCTACGAAGTCAGCTTTATAAAGTTTGAACTTAAGATCCTGATATTGATTTGCTGTCCAAATGGATCCGTTTTGTGACTTGAACAGACTTCCGATAGCGAACTGTCTGGTATAACGTACACTTTCTGCATCTGGTAATGTCGCAGTATTTACTGTTCTTTCACCCATTTCAGCAATCCAAACTTCGTATTGATCGGATTGTGGTGCTAGAAGAACAATTGCATATTCTAAACCAGGGGACAGGTAGATTGGATAATCAAATGTAACTTTTGTTGCTACAGTCGCATCGCTAGAAGTTTCAATTTGCTCTGGCTTAAGGGTAACGGGATTTCCAATAACCGTTCTAGTTGGAGTGCCCAATTCAACTGTCCTAACCTCAACAGTTAGTGGGGAATTATTTTGGTCCTTATTAGCAAAATAGATATCTACAGCAGTCAAGTATGCACCATTTGAATCATCATTTGGAGAATTTCCATTTGTATCTTCTATGCTACCACCCACTGAGAATGATTGTGCTAGAGGATCAATAAAAGTTCTAGTAGTTATTAGCTGTCTAGTAATATTTGTTATTGTATCAGTTGTTGTAATTATTCTTTGTCTACTTTCCCAGATTCCCTCTGCTCTATAAACTGTTTCTGCGGACGAAATTAAGTTACTACCAGGTAGGGGAATTTGGTTAGTTGAACTTGATGTTAACTTATAAACCTTTGATCCAGTTGCAATTCTTACTGGTGGTGTTGGATTTGTATTGGGATCTCTTAAGAAAAATGCCCCCTGAAGATCGCCATAATTATCAGAAATTAATCTGATATCCTTTACATATGCAACTGCGCCACTTGTCTGACCAACTAGTTTCATACCTGTGGTGATATATCCAGAGTATAGCCCTTGTGCTTCTTGGCACAGAGAATCAATATCAACATTCAAAATTTTCGATGTTGCACTATACGTCGATGGGATATTTTCACTCTTAACATATGGGTTGATATTATATGTGGTTGATGGGGAGCTAAATGGACCTTGCTTGTGATTAGGTGCAGCAACTCTAAACTGGATAAGAGGACTATATAAACCTGATGCAGATGAAATCCAACCAGTAACTGTTTCACCTACAGAGAATGCTTTTGAAGCACCATAGTTCTGTAAAGATGAATTAGTAGCAATTTCGATTAATTTTGGAACAAAATCAACTTGACTATTTCCATCTAAGAATTGATATACTCTTGTAAGTGGTTTCAGATTAACCGCATCAAATGCGGTATTACGAGATCTCATAAAGAGTTCTGTGCCACTAGATACAAGTATATCTTCAATATTGGTACTAGATTCTATATTAGTAGTAGTTTCAGTATCAATAGTAGTTCCAGCTCTGCCTCTGCGAGGACCCCTAACTCTTCTTCTTCGACGTTCAACAGAACTTAACCACAGCAAATTAGTTTGGTTAATAGTTACATCACCAAGTCTAATTGTTCTTACCCAACTATCACTTGATGGATTGAGTTTAACTGTTCCACTATAAGAAACGACATGGAATGGGTTTACATTCTCCACCCTTGTTGCTAATGGTTGCTCAATCCAACCAATAGAATTATACTTTAACGTAATCACATCGTTTGTTTTTTGAACATTAGGATCGTAAAGTGTAAAGTTAGTACTTAAGTCCAATGTTTCATTAGTAAATGCTTCTGCAGATACTGGAAGAAGATTGATACTATTTCTACTAATTTGAGGTATTAGTTCCGAATTAACACTATCAACCTCTATAGAAGACGCTGCAACATTTATCAGGTCACTATTCTTAAAGTCATCGACAAAAAATCCCGTTTTGAATCTATTAAATCCTTGAGCATCTTGAATTTGTAGAGTTTGAGTGTTTAATTCAAGAAGAGACAATGAAGTAACTCTTTCAAGATTTTCTACCCTATTCTCAATTAACCCAATATCTCGCATTGTGTATCTTCTATTATCCACAAGAGAAACAGAAGCATCCTTTGGATTGTATAGGTATGGTGGAAGAGCAATAGTGGCAATTTCCATCACATCATCCGATTTTGATGGTGCTTTTGGATCTATAGATGGAGTTCCCTGAAGAACTATAAAATTGCCCAGTTTATCCAGATACAATTTATCAATTCTTCCTAAGTAGAAACTATAACCAACTAGAGCACCTTCATTTGGTGAAAGAATTAATTTTGGATCTGTTCCAAAAGATCTTGATGCAAAATCAAATGGGGAGGAAGTTGCTGAAGTGAAAGGAGATACTCTTGGTCTGAAATCTAAAGTATCAGAAGCTCTTAGGTTATTTGCCCCAATAGTTGGAATATCAGATCCATATCTTGCGGCATCATAACTATTAACTGTAAATACATCCCCTGTATCTCCAGTTGGTACTTCATAATAATCAAAAACTACCAACATTTTCTTTGTTGGGGCAGACTCTCCTGCGTTTCTTATAAGTTTCGAATAGTCGTAATATTGTTCTTTTTGACCCTTATCCAGGGTAAATTTACTGGTAATATTTTTATAACTACCTGCAGTTATTGATTGTAACTGAGTATTGATATTAGACTCTTCAAATTTAATATTTTCTCCTTCAACAAATCTATTAGTATTCAGATATACGATACCCAAAGTATTTGCTGAAGGCTTAGATACAATTCTAGCAATTGCCTTACTAGATTCTCCCGTTATATTTTCACCAATAATTGCATTTGTATCAACATTAGAAATAGAACTAAACGTAACAGTATCTAAAGTTGGGGTAGATGTGTTTAATGACTCATAAACTGCTATGACTTTAACAACGTCTGGATAATTTAAAGAGATCTCCTCATCCTGAACTCGCAATCCATAGAATTGATTATAATCCAATCCATCATTAATCGATGTGCTGATTCCAGTTCCGGATTCTGGATACTTAGAATACACTACATTGATAGTTTTACTTCTAGTGAATTGCTTTAACTTACTTTGAACGCCGTTTTTAATAAATGTTGCATTAATAGCAGCAATATCTTTATTTTCAATATTTGAAAATGTTACCTGATTATTTGATAGAGTTACTTTATCTGGGGTTAAGCTTTCGGTAGTTCCATCAGAGTAGTGAATGGAATATCTTTCCTCATCAAATGGTTGGAATCTAGCAATCGATGAAGTTATTCCCAAATCAAAGTTACCTGTATCAACAGTAAGAGTATTCGATGAAGGAGTCAATACAGAATTAGATTGTGCAGTAAATGTTAATAATGAATCACTTAAATTTGTAGAAGAAATATTCGAGTTTGGTAATTGGGCATAGAGATATCCTTTATCTTCATTTCTAATCTTTGGTGCACCAATTGAAAAAGTAGTGGTTGTTTGTGAAATTGGAAGCCCACCATCACATATTCCAGATACCGAACTTATACCAACAAGAGTCATTCTTGTTCCATCGGCAGATACTGACTGAACTCTGTTATAAGTTTCAGTATTAAATCCTACTCTTTGATACCTGATAATTGCATCTGAAGAAATTCCAGAGAAAATCTTACCTGCTGCAGAAACAGAACCATTGGACTCAATAGTAATTGTATCTGTCGGAGAAAATCCAAAAGCTGGTGCTTTATCAAGTTGAGTATCTGCTACGAATGCAGTTGAGAAACCAGAAACAGAAGTTGACTGGAAAACCGATTTAATATCGCTTGATGAATATGTTTTTATTGATTTGATAGATCTTGGATATAGTTCTAACCCATTGATTAAAATTTGCTCGCCAACAATAAAACTACCAGAAGTTTGTCTAATAGAAATGGTATCTGATCCAGACCCAGCAGCAGTTGCATATCCACTAGCACCGCTACTCTTACCTTTAATAATAGAAGTTGCTGGAAGTTGTACTGCAGAAACACCTTGATTTAATACTAACTGTGTATACGTCTGAATATCATACAGATACAAATCCCAATTTGTAGAACTTCCGCTATATGCAGCATCAGTTAAATTGCAAGAATATACTCTTGCATCTCCAATTTTTACTCCAGTTCCAGATATTGTAGATTGCTTTCTATTGTTATAAAGTTCAACAGATTCCTTTAATTTTGGTGCACCAGTGATATTGTTAATTATAACCAAATTACCCATTTCAAATGGAATGTTCACATCAGAAATAGTTTGAGTAGTTCTTGGTTTAGGAACGTCTACAACTTCTATTCCTGTCTTTTCAATATCATATCCTCTAACATATGCCTTTCCGGGAGAAAACTTAATACACATTAAGTCATCTGATGGAGTATTTCCTTGTTCTGTCTTTTCATCACTGAAATATACACCATCATTACCAAGTCTATTATTCAGAGAATTATTTAAAGAAAATTCAAAAGGATCAACTACATAGTCTCCAGATTCATCATAAGTTCTCTGTGCAAGATAATCTCTTATAACCGAATATTGGGACTTAGTTTCAATCTTCTTTATATTTCCATCTTGAACTCTTAAAAGTTCTATAAAGTTTGTATCAGATGCAATATCAGTTAAAAGTTTCTTTTGTAGTACTAGAGATATTTTAAATCTATCTGCTCCAGGTGCAGCATAATTTGTAAATCCCTTAGCGTTATCATACAGGGATGGATCATCTTTTGCAGTAATGATCTCTTCATTAACTATTAATCCAACTCTATAAGATGGAGTATTGGCATAATAATCCAATACAATTGTCTGTTTAGGAACTCTTACAAAAGTTCCCCTAACAAAATAGATACCTTCACCAATAGATGCGGCAGATCCAGTTGCCGTTGCACCATTTGTAATTGTTGTTGCGAAGGTGGTTCCTGCAGTTATAACGTTTCCGTTATATTCTACGTTTTCGGATGCGGTTAAAGACTCACCATTTTGAAATTGGCTAAAAGTAAAATCGTTATTAGAATCTTGATATTTTACATACAGCGTAGTATATTCTACTTCTGAATTAGGAAGTTGGACTAATTGTATTGTAGCAGTTACGCCAGAAATACTTCCCGTAATTTTTTTACCTACAAAATTATTAATATAGTCTGAAATATTAACACCAAATGCCGTTGGATTCAATTTAACAGCATAAAACTGCCCATCGTAAACTATATTTCCAGGGATCACCATTGACCCCTCTTTAAAGATATGACTTCCGAAAGATTCTATTTGATCCTGGAGTATTGATTGTAAAGTGTTTAATTCCCTTACCTGTACAGGTCTTCCAGGATTAAACAAAACTTTATAATAATTCTTGTCTTTAGCACCAATATTGGGCTCATTAAAATCATCATAATAAGGACTTACATTAAGATTAGTTTTTTGAGCCATTTTTTAAAATTCCAGGATAATTTTAACGTCTTCTTTTTGTCTAGAACTTCTTGTTACAGTGGGTCTATTATCAATATAAATTATGTCCCCTGACTTATTATTTATCTCAGGATTGGAAAGACCGTTTGTAAATTGAACTCCAAGATTTATAATTTTGTTTGAAATTGTTGTGGTAATTCCCGAGAAAGAACTATCAACAGATGCATTGAACCCACCACCAACTTTAACTATCTGATTTACATTATTAAAATCTAAAACTTTTCCTGTAGTGCTTAGACCAATATAGTCTGTCTGATCAAAAGTATTTGGGTTGAAATATAGTGAGCGATCTCTATAATATTTTAAAACTTTCGTTTCCGAGTCATATGAAGCAACGTATCCAACTGCAGTTCCATTAGTTACTGCTTGTTGAATTTTATCTCCTACAGAAATAGTTCCAGTTGGAGTTCCACTTAACCTTAATGCATAAGTTCCAGAAAACTCATTTGATGTAAAATTAGTCGTGTTTATTCCAGTAGTATCAAAAACTTTTGGATTCTTTAAGATTCCTACCTGAGCAAATTTGCTATCAATTGGAAAATCCTTTGTCGAATCATCAAATCTAGCATAAATTAAAATTTTATCTGCACCCAGTTCTTTGTAAATATCAAATCCGTGCCCTTTTGAGGGGGGAATAACTGGGATTAGTTCTGCGTATTGTCCAGGAACTGTCGATGTTCCTAAGTCAACTAAACCATAAGTATAATTTTTTCCACCAGAAGTTACTATAGTATCAGTAATTTTTCCAGATGAATCAACTTCTACAGTGACTGTAGCGCCTGTTCCATCTCCAATAATATTACATGATTGTCCTGATTGGAGAGAATAACCAGAACCGCCAGATTGAATGTAAACCTTCTTTATTTGATTATCATTTAAACTAGAATTTCCATTTTCCCTAACCGCAACAACTTGAGGATCTGTAGAAGTATCCCAATCATTTGGAACTGTAATATACTCAATTGAGTCGAATTTTATAATATCACTTGGTGAAATAGTATAAAGATACTTCCAAACATAACCATCTCCACTTTCTCCTGCGGGAGATGGTTCTAAATCGGTAAAGGTTGGTTCATCTTGGGATGCATTTCCAGTTGTATTAATTCCAGATGATCCATTATCAATACAAATGTAAACTCTGTAATCTGAGTTTACAACATAGTAATTAGCATCATACAATCTCATAGACCCAGTTATGGGTGATGGATTTACCACACTATAATCTGGGCGATACATTTCGTATTTTGTACCTTCAACCCAATCTATTCTTTTTACTACTCTTCTTACGTTTGCACTAGTAATTTTTTTACCAAAAAGAATCGTTGATTCATAATGATTTAGATAATCAATATTATCAGTTGGATTTGGTGGTGTAGTATTCCAGTTGGAGTTCCTACCAAATCCAGAAGCGGTTGGATTTGATAATCCAACAAAAACATAATATGAATTTGAAGAATCCTGAACGGAATCCACAAAACTGGATGCGTTCAGAATTCTAAACTGATCTGTTACAAGTGCAGACATTTGAATATAGTTTTTTCTATATTTATATTAGGTTACAAAGTCTTTTCAATTGGACCAATATTTCTAAGACCATAACCTCTTCTTTGGATAGTTGGGAATGTTGATAATCCAGAGTCAACTCTATAAGAGGAAACAGTCAGAGATATTGGTGAAGAAGATCTAGAGAATCCAGATAACTTACCCCAGGAGAATTTACCAACAGATGGTCCTGTTGTTGCGATTCCAACTAAGGTTGATGTAGATGCAACGTTGCAAGTAATAATTCCAACAGAAGAGTTAAATGCGCTAATATGGTAAACATTATCTAAGAAAGATGTTCCAACACCAACTACATTAGAGTCATTATTAATGATCGATGTTACTCCCTGACCAACAAATGTATTAAAGATGTAGATTGGTTGCCCAGTTGAAAGATTTGTAAATGGTGATAATGTAGGATCTAAAGTAAACTTAATCGCCAAATCCGTTCCAATTCCAGAAGTAGTTTGAATTCCGGTAATATCTCCAGAGAATCCTTGAACAGTAGTTATATTAGATACATTTTCATATACGGGATCTGATAATGGAACTAAAACTTGAGGAATAATAGTTGTGGTATATCCAAAACCAGGATTTGTAATTGATACTGTTGAAAGAGATCCATTTACTATGCTTATAGATGCAGTTGCAGTGATTCCAACCCCAACATTAACTGATGGTGGTGCAGAAATACTTACAGTTACTGCCGATCCAACGTATCCACTACCTGCATTATTAATTACCAGAGATGAGATTGTTCCTGCGGAAGAAACAATAGCGGTTACAGCGGCAGACACTGGATCTGCTGCCCCAGATACGATAAATGCATCAAATTGAATGTTTCCTGGCGACACATTTTCATAATTAAAGAACTGTGCGTCATCAACATAAACTAAACTATCTGAAGAACTGAAATTACCAATAATCTTTGCTGTGGGATAAATTTGTGGTTCTATAGAATCTCTTGCTTTGGAGACTATTCCACCATCAATAACCTTATCAACTTTTTGCTTAGTCCAACTAATTGGTTTTTGATTTACAGTATCAATTCCCTGTAAAGTGTACAGATTCGTTTGAATCTTATCCGATGATGAAATATCAGTAATTACTCTTGTGTCTTGAGTAACGGTGGATTGTAGTAGAGAGTTATTACTATAAACTCGGACATCATCACCAATCTTTAGAGTTTCATTTACATCGCGATAAACGCTATCAGAAGAACTTCCTCTGTAGAAGAATATTGAAATGTTATCTTCTGGTTTTGGTGCTTCAGTGAATGTAAATGAAGTTCCACCTGTGAACTGATATGCAGTTTTTGGTTCCTGTAGAATTCCATTAATAAAGATAACTAATAGTGCATCAAAATCAATTAGTTGTGAATCGGGATCTGAAGAATTCTTTTCAAAACTGAGAAGTTGGGAGTTATAGAAGAGTGGGAATCTTGTTCTAGATCCATCTTGATAATCCTTAACAGAATCAATATAATCTAACTCACCAAATTGCCATGCTCCAAATGAATCAGTAAATGTGTCTAAAATTGTTAATTGGAATTCAGATACTGGTGATGGTAAACCGAAGTCTGTAACTAGTCCCACTGGAGTAATTACATCACCCTTCTTAAATCCATATCCAGATCTAGAAATGCTAAATCCAGTAACTTCAAATAGAGTAGATCCAACACCAACGGTAGAACTTGCACCAACTTCAACATTTAGAAGTAGTCCAACTCCAGTTTCAGTTGTTGTACCAATTCCTGCTCTAGAAACTCCAATTACAGGAAGATTTTCATAATTTGGTGCGGAAATATTGATAGTTGGAGTTGTATACCCAGAACCACCACCAACAATATTAAATGCTAGAGTTCCGCCAGCACCAACTGTTGCGCTAATAGTTGCTGCAGTTCCTGTATGACCAAATTCAGTGATAGCAATAGAAACAGGGTTTCTATAACCAGATCCATAATTACCAGTTGAACCTATACCGATAGCGACAATAGATCCACCAGCGCCAACTATTGCAGTAACCGATGCACCAACCAGAGGTGCATATCCAACACCTGGAGTTGATCCAAGTGATACAATAACTCCACCCCTTGGGAGTTGGTTCATATTTACATCAGATTCCGAAATAATAATTGATCCGTTAGTAGATGTAATTCCAGAGAAAACAATGCTACTAATTCCAACGTTAGTATTTTCAATAATGCTATAGTTATTACTCAAGTTATTTGATGTGGTTGGTGTTTGGAAGACACCATTTATAAGCACAATACCATTTCCACCAGTTGTACCGAATCCAACTGTGCTTATTCCTTGAGTAGATAATGTGTAAGTTTGACCTACACCTGTGAAGTTTTCTGAAATATCATCGAATAATTGATTTGTACTATAATCTTTTCTAAGGAAAACTCTTCCATTAAATGTAGACCTTGCTTCAGCAAGATTATCTACATCAGGTCCCAGTTGGTCCTCAATAATACCTTGTGGGGGACTGACGAAGAAAATTTCATTTCCAGAAATATTGAAAGATCCACGATAAACATCTACTGTAGAAGAATCTGCGTGTGTGGTTGCAGATGACCCAACAAATCCTCTTTGTACTTGTACAAGAGGTACAGATCCAGTGAATGAAATCGGTCCAGACGTGGTTGTACCAAGTCCAACACTATTTACTTTCATATATTCATTATCAACTTTGATAATATCGTTAATATTAATGGAACTAATTCCACTCAAAGCAAAAATGCTAGAAGCAGATCCAATAGGGGAACCATTGTTTATGGTCTTACTAATCAGTGCATATGAGATTGGATATTGAATGATATTATCAAGTGAAATTATTGACTTTTCATTCTTCTTAGCCATCTCTAACTGGTGAGCATTTCCTTCACCAAGAGAAGTAAATGTTACGCATATTCCAGCAAAAGCATATTCTCTTCTGGTTGATAATTTAAATGTATCATTATTAACCTTATATGCAAAAACTGTGGTTGGTAATCTATCAGTGACTACACCAACGGAATTTAAGGTAGACCCAATTCCAACTGATGTTGCACCTACACCTAAGAATGTAGATGTTGGTCTGTAGATAAGTTCTTCTCCAGTATTGAAGAAGTGATTATCAATAGAGAACTCACCAGTTGCTGCATTTAAAATTGTGGAGTCTTTTGGATCAAACTCCTTCATAAAGATTGGATATCCTTGATAGGTTAAATCAAAATTAAGTCTGTTTAGATTTTCACTATTTAATCCATAATAATTTGCAGTATGAAGAGAATTGATTATACTTGCATACTCTAAATTATTTGGTTGATTGATTTCATCAGCAATTTTATAGAACTTCTCATTGAAAGAGAGAATTTCAAATGATCCAGAAAGATTTTGGTCTGGATAGAATACCAGACTTGCTGTTGATCCGGAAATGTTTCCACCAAAAGATCCTATTCCTGAGGTGCTTCCTACAGATAAGAATGGATATTGTACTGTATAAGTATCAGATCCATCAGAAATCATCATTATCTGATGTAAAGCACTTGTTTCTCCAATACTTACCTTTACAACAGATTTTACTGATGTGAATAGAGTCGTATCAAGAGAAATAATTGTGGATGCTGAAGAGACAGTTGAAAAATCAGAAACATAGTTTACAGTTCTTTCAAATCCATCAATTTGCCCTGTCTTCTTAAATCTATAAGTTCCTATTCCAGATGCTGTGGTATTGAATCCAATATTCTTACTTCTAACAATAACATTATTGGAAGATGTATTTGTGTAATTGAGAGTTAGCACTCCACCCGAAATTGAAGCACCGAAGGATCCAATAAAGTTTCCAGTATATTCGCTATTGGAATCAAAGTAAAACTCAGTTAAGTTTGTATTGGTACCATCATGATCAACATATAGTTCAACATAATTCATCTCATTGGTTATTGTGTCTAATACGTGAATATTAGAATAGAGGGTTTCAAACGATGAAATATTTTTTGAAATCAGAGAAGTTGTTATTCCTGAAGATACGTTTGCATTGGATCCAATTAGATCAACAAATCCTACAGAATATGTTCCAATTCCTGAGAAGAATGTTGAGAAATTATCAGATAGAATCTTAATCTTATAATCTGTATTATATGGATCATAAGGTGTAAATTTGAGGTTGAATTCTCCAGTCTGATCAACATATCCTTCAACATCACCAACCTTACCTTCTAAGTTGCTGATACTTGCCTTCTCTAAAGTATAAACATCTTCATCATCGTTGATAACAACCAATTCTGTAAATTGAACCTGACTATAATCTAGGCTTGTAATCTGAACAAGATAGTTATTGTATTTGGTTGATTTGTTTATGGGAAGGATGTTAGCAAAAGTTTGAACATCACCTTCAGAGCTAGAGAATTGTGAACTAATATCATCAATTGAAAGAACACGATTAGTTCTACACTCAACATAGTCTGCTAATTTTATGTTGCTGAATTTCAAGAATCTTGAAGTGGATCCTACAGTATCAATATCAACAACTAGGTCAATATTATTAATTGTATCCACTCTACTTTCATCGATGATATCATATAAAATTGTAGTAGATTCTGTTACATTGGTAGATCCGCTACCGACACTTTGAGTAATTGTTGTATCTGCGAAATTTTTTAATCCAATTGGGTGTAGAATACTATTAACTGGGCTAACAATATCAACCCACTCTTGATTACTTCTAACTGAGTAGGAAAGATTTTGGTAATAATCATTATCTGGAGTTACTTGACTATCTTCATCTAATTTTCCAGTATTATCAGACCAACCAATTTCTTGAGTTGATCCATAACCAACACTGAAGTTTCCAGTATTTGTTCCTACATTATCAATAGTAGCAATATTTCCCGACTGAACTCCACGAACTACTTGTCCAGAAGCAATTTTATAACTTCCAGATACTTTAATATAATTTTGATCATCTTGGGTTACTCTTAGATCCTGTATTTCAAATCCAGTTTCATTTCTAACAGATAATTGCTCACCAATAATGAAAGGTGAATAAGTCTGAGTAACTTCAAATTGTGGATAGTTATTAGAATTTATTATAAAGCTGGAAGAATCTTGGACGGTCTTAGCAATACCTACATTTGTAGAAAGACCCGCCAGATTATATTCTAATTTTCTTGGTAAGAGAGTTCCTGCATTTTCATAGACACTAACAGTGAAAAATTCATATCCATAATCTTCAGAATTAAATCCATCGCCATCAGTGCCGTACTTCTGAACACCCTCTACGTAGATTTTATCTCCGACAGAGAAAGGTTCAGTTCCAAATCCACTCAGAGGAGTTACAAGATAGCAAGTAATTATTCCCGAAGAAGATCCTGTTATAGTTTGAATACCAATACCATTGGTATTGTTGATTGCTTTAATTGTAACTGGGGTAGATGGGAGTCCTTTTGGTTCCTGTTCAATATCTACAGAGATAACAGATGTTCCTGAAAGATTTGCTACAAGGAGACCAGAATCAATTTTAGAACCAGTCTCACTATCAACAATAATTAAGTTTGGAGCACTGGTGTAATTTCTTCCATTATTGGTTATTTCAATAGAAGAAATTGTATTTGAGTTTTTAATTGTAAGTAGGGATGGTATTGTAGCAGTTGGTCTTAAAGTTTTGTCGGACGGATACTCAAATCCTTCATTTACAATTCTTGTTTGATTTACTTTTCCAACTGAGTCTGATTTTGCGATTACATAGGCACCCTTTCCATTAGCGGAGTCTGATCCTACAAATGATGGAATCTTTTTAAATCCTATTCCTGACGATATGGATCTAATTTTAGAAATACCACCAGAAGCAGTGCTAGAAGTAGTTCTATATTCAATAACATCACAATCTGAATAATTATAGTTCAGATTTTCTGGTAACTGCTGAAGGGATACTACAAAGGTGGTTTCACCAACACCAGAAATATTGTATGAACCATTATAAACACTATCTACAAATGCAATTTGAGAGTAATTAGTAACTTCAGTGTCTGCAGTGCTAATATAACCAGACTTTTCTAAGTTATAGAACAACTTAGAGGGAAGTTCATTGTTATAGTTTATAGTCAACGATGCTGTTGAAGATAAACCTACTGTCCCAACTCCAGAAACAGAGAAAGAATTCGTAGATCCAATAGAAACAAATTCATCTTTAAAAGTTTGATCGTAGAATACTTTAAACTTATATCCAGATAAAGAACTATCTGATAAGTCAAATACTACATTATTATTAGCAACTACATTTAATGGTGGGTTAATTGGAGATAATTGATGAGTAGCTGCTGGAGCATTTGTTATATCAATAAAGAGTGGATCCGTAGTTGTAGCATCTACTAAAGTATCACATAACTTAATGTTATCGTTATCAACTTTATAAACATAGTAGAATCCAGTTGTTAATCCAGTAGCAGGTGCTGTACTTGAATATATGACCTTATCACCAGTATTAAAGATATGATTTTGTATTGTAATTTGATTTGTTACCGTATTGATTCCCGCAGAATCAAATGATACTGGATTAATTATGATTCTTTCTCTAACGGAATCATATTTTACCTTGATTGATGTTGAAGTTCCAATACCAACCGAAAGATTTGGTTTTACTTCCAAATCAACCTTGTCTCCAGATAGTAGACCATGTGAGGTAGAAATTGAAACAGTTGATTTAATGCTATCAATATCTCCTTTTATCTGCTCAAAATTAGACTGAATTGAATATTGATAATTATCATCACCATTACTTCTAAAGAATAGACCATTTGTTGAAGTGGTTAATCCAATTTGAGTAACAATTCCAATATGATCAACAGATTTTTTAATCACATATACTACTTGCTGATCTCCAGAACTTGGGAGATTAAATGTAGCACTTGTAGATGTATTAGATACTGAGATTGGTGAAGAGGATGATAATTTTCTAAAAATTACTTGCTGATTATTTGCAAATGGATGATTGGGTAGGTAAATGGATTGTGTTGGGATTGAGGTTGGAATATTGCGGGTTCCAATTACAAAAGTGGTTGAGAATCCAACTCCAGAAGTGGTTCCTAAACCAACAGATTGTTTGGGGTTGAAGTAATAGGTGTCATTTACTTTAGAATCAAAATAAGAAACTGATTTATTAATTGTAAATGTATTTGGTATATAATTTACCGTTGTCGTTGCAGTATGTGCAGATCCAGTAGACTCTCTCACAACTCTCAGAACACTATCTTCATTGAAGATGTTGAGAACTGATAAAGTCTCTCCTTCAATCTTTATAGAACTTCCTATGGAAATATTGTCAGGAATTCTATTAACGTAAATATCCGTAACTACTCCAGCAACACTGTATACTGGGATATCTTTTGATAGTGAAGAAGTATAAGATGTAACTCCTATTTGAGTAAAACCATTTAATGGAGAAAGTTCTGTTGAGAAACCAGAAACTGTTACATAATCCAAGTTATTCAATGAATGATATGGGTCAACTGTTACTTTTACTTGTGCCCCACTATCCCAAGTGAAAACAACATCATCGTAAGAAGTTACATTAGTGTTAATGTTATCAATTCTCTTACCAGTTAACTCAGAAATTTGAGCAGAAAGTCCAGATCCTCCAGTATTGTCTTGGTTGAATTCTACAGAATCTCCAACCTTATATTCATCACCTTCATTGATTATTTCATATGAAGTAATTGAACCAGAAGATACTGACTCCACAATTGTTAGTTGATCAATAACATCATTAGATTCAATAATGAAATCATTACCAGCAAATTCTTCATTTACTTTGTATGGTAGTGTATTTCTAATCAGACCAGATTCATTGAAATCAAAAGTTTGATCTAGATTACTATTCTCCGAGATAAACTTAGATCTGTACTTATTACCAATAAAATATGGGAATTGTCCAACAACATCTCCGTAGATATCCTCTTCAGAAGTAGCAAAGTATGCATAAACACCATTTGGAAACTCTGGGGTTACACAATATCTTCCATTATATTCATCAAGATCTCCAGTATTAGTAAATACATAGTCTTCTACGAAGAATCCAGGATCAAAACCATTTGGTCTATTTTGAACATTTGTTGTGTTCAAAGAATATCCAGATATTAATCTCTTAATTTCTGAGTTATCATCACTAGCATTAGAATATCCATAAGAACCATAAATTGGGTTTCCATCATATGCCCATCCAATAATTGGTGAGTGTTGAACTCCACTATCCGCAAATTCATCTTGAATCTTTTGTGAATATCCAGATACCGTATACTGTAAATTATTCAGTGATGAAATAAGGATATCATCAGCAAGTTCTCTTATATCATCTTCTTGTCCATATAAAACATTCTTATTAACAGTTAATGATCTTACTTGTGCATTTAAAACTTCATTTCTTCCAGATGATTCAACAACAAGTGTAGTATTGGATGCACCATATCCCGTACCTGGATTTATGATAACAACATCTACAAGTTTATTATTAACAATGACTGGTTTAATAGTAGCACCAGTACCACTACCATAGATCTTAATTTCTGGTGTGGAATAATATTCTGACCCACTATATTGGACATTAACATCTTCGATGCGTCCATTTACAACAACAGGTTTTAACTGAGCGTTTTTACCATTCTTAATAAGAATTTTTGGTTTCTTGTGTAGATTTAAAATATTTGATCCATAATCAGATCCATTTTCATAAACATAAACGTCAACGATACTACCCTTTACAATTGGAGTAGATACAATTTGACCAACGAATTGTGTGCTTCCAATACCAGCAGTGCTGTATTGAACCGATAGGGAAATTTCTGGATAACTGAAAATTTGATAACCCGATCCAGTGCTTTCAAACTTTACGTAATTCTTTCTCAAGTAGTTTGACGTGTTTGTTCCTGCTACTCCAGCATTTGCAATTTTAAAAGTATCATTATCTACTTTGAGAATGTAGTATTGATTTGATGTAGATACTCCAGAAATAGCAACAGGAACAGTTGTACCAACTCCAACAGTAGTAGAGTATATAACTAGATCTCCATCAGAAAAACCATGATTCTTAAAGTATACTGTGCTATTAACAGTTGAAATTCCAGATGGACTTACCAGAAGTCTTCTGTTCTCATATCCACTTCCTGGATTAGTAACCTTAATCTGAGTTAAGGTCTTTTTAAGATCAGTTTCAAATTTGTGAATACCAGAATTTCCTATGGTGGTGAATCCTACAGTATTAATTCCTGCTAGGTAATCAGATACAGTTTGATAAATCTGGATAGTGGTATCACTAATATATTTTGTAAAATATGTGGCTCCCTTTTTCAGGGTAATACCACTATCAGCATCAGATCCATTAAATGTACCTATACCTATTGATTGGTTGTTTACTGGATTATATGTTATTTGTTGCCCATTAACAAGACCATGAGCCTTTGTAAAGGTTATAGTTTCGCTGGAAGTATCTAAACCGCCACCAAATCCAATCTGTCTAGCATCAAATTCTATTGCTCTTTTTCTTGTTTCAATTACTGGTTCAAATGTTGCACCCTTACCATTTCCACCTGTAACTGCAATTGATACGATTGCATCAACATCAAAGTCTTGGGGATTTACATAAACCTTCTCAAAGGATCCTCTAACAACAGGTTGGAGGAGAGCATTGCCTGAAGATGGTTCTAATAAAGGTGGGTTTATTACATCAAAATTTGTCCCACCATTTAAAACCTGAACCGATTCTAATGAACCGTAGTAAACCTTATCGTTTGTTTTATATCCACTAATTTCAACACCATTGACTAACATTCCAACGAATGATACTGGTGTTGGATCTGAATCCCCATCCGCAATATTAACATTCAGTGGGAATTTTCTTAGAATCTTTTGTGGAGAGATAACCGATTCTTTTTGACTATTTAAAGTGAAATTATGAGTTCCTGATGTAAGAGGACCAAATTGAACATAATTATCAGACCCTATAAAGGATCTTGATATGTACAATCTAATTTGACGCTTATCATTAATTACTTCGACATAATAAGTTCCCTCAGATAATCCTGAGATTGGAGTTTCTGATGGTTTGTAGTAGATCTCAGATCCTGTCTGGAAGGAAACTTTATCCAAAAAGTTCAGAATGGAATAATTTCCCGTTGTTACATCTTGACCAGAAACCGAAGATGCATTGTAACTGAATATTCCAATAGAAATCTGATAAGATGGAAGCGAGTTAGAGGCTACGTAAATGTATTCATCACCTTCAGTATAAACATTCTGAACATCACTGGTTAGATCAGAATACTCTAAAGGTACCTGAGAAGAAGTTGCAACTGATAATTTTCTTCTAATATCGTAATTGAAACTTTGATTGAGTGTGAATGTTCCGTTTGTTGTGATTTGTTTACCATTAATTTGAGTTACAACCAAATCGGAAGCATCTAGAGTCTCACTATTTCTACTTAAGATATCAATAACATCTCCAACTTTCAAGCTGGACTTATCCACATCACTCTTTAAAGTGACTTGTGATATGGTTCCAGATGCAAAAGTAGAAATTTGATATCTTGAACTGGTGTTATATGTCCAACTATTAGCAAAAATTTCTTTATATGTTGGATTGTCTACTGGGTTCTCAATAATTTCACCCAAATTTTTAACTGAAATTTCTTCACCAGCATCAATTGGTGATGATTGTGATATAGAGTTAAAGTCTGATAGAACTCCAGTGATCCTTAACTCAACAAGATTTTCTGAATTGCCGTCTTCAAATCCATAATAAGTTTCATCCGAACGAATATTTTCTGTAGGATTTATTTGCTCAACGATACCCGAGCATCCAAAAAATTGATTTATGCTCTTGCTAGTGTATTCAATTACATTATTTCCAGAATAAAGTTTTCCCGATTGTGGGAATCCAATAGTGGAATCTACAGTAATAACTTCGGATCCAATTGGAGCACGCTGAACTACTTTGGTACTTCCAGTAATTCCAAATTTTCCAGTAATGGTTGGGAAAGAATCATCATAACCAATGAAGAGTAAAAGTTTATAATAAACTTTATCTCCTCTCCTGATGACTTCTACTTCAGATACGGATGCGCTTGTATTAGCATCTGTACTTTTCTTAATCGTTTGTCCTGCTAGTAGAACAGGATTACCTGAAATTCTTTCTGCAACAACTACTAATCTTCTTACATAAGTTGCTGAAGATGGTTTAATCAGTGAATTTTCAAGATTAATAATCTTTGGAGTTTCTCCAAATAAAACATTGAATAGAATTCTAAATGATTCTTCAGTACCTTTTGATTGATATAATGTTCTTGCTTCCTTTACAAAATTTCCTACGTTTAACTCAGGAGCAAAATCTAAGTTTTCTAGTCCTGGTGTAAATGTATACTTGAGATTATTATAAAACTCTTTTAAAAATAATGAACTTAAATTAATTACTGAAGTATTTGAATTGTGCTCCGAACCATTAGAAGTTTCAAAAATCAGATCGCCAACATAGTTTGATGTATTGTTGGGAGTAATACCTGCATTATATGTTGTAATTCCACTAAATCCACGGATACAACCAGTAAAAGTATTTGTTGTAATACCAGTGTATGTGATGATCTCATCATCAATCTTTAACAAACCGTAGGACTGTGGAAATCCTTTTGTACTGGATACTTGAATCGTTGCAGAAGATGCTGAAATATCCGAACTTAAAGTAGTTGATCCAACTACAACCTCCGGAGTCAGATTGTCTAATTTGATATATTCGTCTAAATTCTCAGCAATATCTACAGGACCGCCTTGGTATTCCTGAGAAATGTAATATTGCTTTAAAAATTCGGCAGCCTTTGGACTTTCATCTAATATAAATTCTGGAAGTTGACTATCAATAACTTGCTGTATTTTTACCCTAGATTCAAAACCAGTTTGTATCATATTACGACCTCGTTAATTCTCCGTTTGAATAGCTTGACCTGTAAGAATCTTGTGTAAACACAACTCCAGATATATCGTCACCAGAAGCAATTACGTCCTTAACCATATTTATTGTGCTTTTTGAAACATCAAATGAGACATAAAGATTCTTCAATCCAATGATATCGTTTGATTCTGGGAATGCCTGTATTTCAATAATATCGTCTTGAATATCGGTTGAAGTGATATTCAGTGTACCTAATAATATCTCTCCAGTTTCATAATTAACTGTTCCTGCAGATTGAACAATAACGGATGTTTTAATTGTAGAATCTGTGCCTACTCCTGAAAGAACAGTATAGGGTTTAACAATAGAAATAATTCCAGTCTTAAGATCGGAGTTTGGAGTATCTGTGAGATAAACGGTATCGGATTCTCCAAAAATCTTGAATCCAGTTGATTTGATATTATATCCTGCAGGATTTACATGGAATCTGTTTCCATAGCATATTTCATACTGAGCAAGTTGATTCAGTTTTGCTTTCAGATCTCTTCTAATTCTAACTTTTGTAATGTTAGATGTGATCGCACTATCTGTAGAATCAATTACTTGTAAAATCTTACTGTACTTAAATCTACCACCAAATGCATTTAGATTTGGTGAACCTGCATAAGTTGTGAGGGAATTTACAACTCTGTTCTTAAGATCTTCTACAGTTGAAACTTGTGAATAGTTGTAGTAGATTGATGAATCTATTTCAACATATAAAACTTGAAGATCTACGATTTGTGGTTCAATTCCCGCTACCGTATATTGCTTAAGTTTATTTTGAATTTGTTGCTTATTAAAGTCCGATACATAAGTACCATTTTTTGGTTTAATACTGATCAAGACTTTTCCATATTGTGGTGGATCCAAATCTTCACCACCAACAACTGCTACTGATTCTGTATCTGGGTATATTTTAGATTTTAATATTGCCTCATAATCTCTTCCAGTTACAGCTCTATATTGAGATGAATAGATTCTTGGTGCGAAATATTTTACAGAGTCTATACTTTCAATATCAGATCCATTTTGGGATCTTTGATTTGTTGTAACTGTAATTGTGTTTGTTGGAATAATTGTATTCCCACTAGCATCCTTTAAAGATCCTGCGAAGGAGAAACCACTCACGCCGTTGCCTTCTTTTCCATCAGTCACAATATAGGTAACTGTAATTACGGACCCATTTTCAAGTTTCTTACCAAAAAATCCATCACCAAAAAGAATCTGATATTTCTCATCCTGCACTTCTTGAAGCAGATAGATCTCTGAAGTTGAATTAATATCAAAGATATTATCTGCTAGAGAATATTCTCTACCTAAACCAGTATCGCTGGTACCCTTCACATAAACAACAATTGTTGATGAATCGATGAATGAATTATCTAAAATAAATTTCTGATCAAGAGAACCATCAACGACAAATTGCTTACGAAGGAACGTTCCTTCGCTAATTGTGAGGTTGCTAAACGTTGCAGTTCCATTGACTACTGATGAAGATATATTCTCCGAAACTGAGAAAGTATATGATGTTCCTTCTGCACTACCAGTGCATACCAGACCCGCCTGTAAGGTTAGTGTTGGGGTTGTTGAAGAAGTACTAACCTGAAAGGAAACAACTGCCTTAGAGGCGGTTCTGGAACGTGGTACATATCCAATATTTCTTGCTAGAGATACAACATTCTCTCTTACTGTTGCAGAATCTAAGAAAGATTCATTTACAACTAAGTTAGAGTTGAACGCTGTGATATATGTGTTATATGCTAACGTATCAATCAGAACTGAGAAATTGGAACCCTCAAAGTCAAAATCTGTAAAGGAAGAATTTGCCCTAAGGTAATCCTTAATTGAAGTTCTGATCTGATCAAAGTCTAAATTTGAAAACTTAGTAAAAGGCATTTTATCTTGCTGCCTCTAAGATAAATGAATATTGCTGCGTAGGAATTTCCTGCCCAATAATATCAAAAGATACAGTAACATCGAAGTTATTAGTATCTGGGGACGGTTCCACAATTACTCTAACATCAGTGACTCTTGGTTCAAAATTCCGAACAGTATTGATAATTTGATCTCTGATTACACTCGCAGTACCATAATCAACGAAATCAAATAAACTTGAACGAACTTTTGAACCAAGAACAGAATTAAAGAATCTTTCAGTTGGAATTGTTTCGACCAAATTACGAATAGAACGCATGATCGCACGTTCATTCTTCAGAACCGGCAGGTCCTTAGTAACAGGATGCGGTTCAAAGGATAAACTAATATCTTTGAAGGATCTAGATATCCTTGTAACGGTCATTGGACATAAAATTTCTTTATTTATTTATGACTATTTCCAGGGAGAACCGTACATTGCATCGGTTCCATACTCCCAGTCATCATAATCTTCATCGTTTCTAATTTTCTCATGCAACTCAACTTGTTTTTTGAGATCATGCTTTGGTGCTAGATCGTGCATAACCTCTTGAATGATTCTTTTTTGTTGTGGGTAATTGTAATCTGTGATGAGTTTTGAGGTTCCCCACATCTCATACATGTAATTTGAATCTCTATCTACGGGTAGATTTGACATTGTGTTAGCTCCTGTTTTACAAATATAAAACAGAACTTTTATAAAGGAGGTTGCTATCTCCTTATTTCTATTTAACGCTCTACTTCTCTCAGAGAATAAGAGTCCGTGTCAAGATATTTAAGTATCTCTAACGCAATCAAACGTGGATTTCCTTCGCCACAAGTGTAAACATCTACCGCTAGACAACCATTCTCTGGCCAAGTGTGGCAAGAAACATGACTTTCTGCAAGTGCGATCACAACAGTACATCCTTGTGGAAGAAAGCAATGAGAAAAAGTGTTCAAAATCGTCATCTTAGCGCGATTTATGCCTTTGATCATGACGTTTTGTAGAGATTCAACGTCATTGATCAGATCAAATTTAACATTATACACCTCTAACAGAAGGTGCTTACCCATTGAAAACTTTTCCAACTCAAATTTCTGTTAAAAATTTATTTATTGTACATAAAAACCCTGTCTAAAGTAGTCAGGATCCTCAATGAAGGGCATATTTTCTATCTTTTCACCATCCCAAACAGGAATCGCAACTGAATTACCGTACCTAAAATCAGGATTTCTTCGAAAATGTACTTCAATTAGATTTTTACCAATAAATTCGCAGTTTATCCACTCATAATTGCCCTTTAAGTCTTTTAAAATGTCGGGAAATTCAACATTTCTATCAACTTTTTCCCATTTTTTCCACTTATAGTAAGGATCATTGGGGTCACGAGTGCCAAGTACGATTAAATCCGCCTTTTGATGGTGAAAATCAACACTTAAATGCTCTCCTTCAAAGATCTCACACCAAAATTCAGAAGGATGTATGTGATCCGTGTATTGTTCTAACCATTCTTTACGAGCAAAACGCCCCATGCCCATCAAATTGAAGGATGGGCGCACAATATAAAAGTCGGGTCTGGGAACTGTGGTACCAACAGGACCACAAGTATAACCCAAAACCCGACTTAGAAATAATTTATTGTAAACCCAGAGGTCTGATGGATGTATTTGATTCCATTCATCATTACCATCTAGGTAATACATCATCCTTTCCCCTGCCCTCTATATTTTTTACGAGCTTTATTACGAGAAGACGCAGCATACTTAGTTCCGTATCCATTTCCTTGACGAGATTTCTTAGGAGGTCCAGGATTATAAGAACCGTTCTTAGTTGGTCCAACCTTTGATTTTACAGCCATTAATTTTCTCCAATAATTTCAGTTTCAATTTCTTCAGGGCGTGGAGAACCTGTCTGATAAAATTCAATCGCCAGGTCCTCCATAATATCGAAATATTCTTGCTCTGTAAGACTTGAGTAAATCTTTCTCCCCTTACAGATAATATTGTAAGAATCGTTAGACATCAAATAATCCTTGATTTTTCGTGACCGACTCTGATGCGAGGATCGCACCAAATTTCAAATCCTGCTTCTTTTGCATCCAAACAGAACGATACATCTTCTCCACACATATCCTGAACTTGACCAGACTCAAAGACTTGCATCTTAGGAGCAAACCATGGATACTTCATCTCCGAATGTTCAAATACACCGTTTTTAATCAGAACCCAACCAAAACCAGTGTAGTCAACTGTGAAAGGCTTACGACGCTTTGAGATGCTATCAACGGTTTCATGATTCATCACTCCACCATTACCACGGAAATCATCTTCATCCAACCAGTGCGCCACTGAGGTTGTGTGACCGTCCTCTGTAGCATACCAACCAGCAGCGATATCCTTTTCCATTAGAACTAATTGCCAGAATTTTTCTGTATTGAAAACAATATCAGAATCAATCCAAAGTTGCCAATCATATTTAAGTTTTCCATCCCAGGGAATCTGATCAGGTCCACGCAGTACATTCGCACCTAAACATTTGCATCGAGCAAAGTTTACCATCGATGAATAGTCCTGCGAGATCTGAATGCTTGCCCCCGATTGCACAAGGTCAAAACACAGTTGCACGAAGTTCTTTAAGTATGTGTAAGATACACCTCTACCAGGAAGACAAAAAACAATTGACTTTCCTTTTACCATTTCTTTTGCCAGATCATAGTCCCATTCTTGTGTGGGTGATGCGACTACGGGCGATTTTGCTTTTACTGTAAATCCTTTAGCCATAAGATAAGTTGTTTACTTCAGTATCATACTCTATTATGTAGAAGAAGTCAATCAGTCTCTTTCTGATAAAACGACTTCGTTACCCTCTAAGGTAAACTTAACTTCTGTGTCTTCGTACCATGAAAGATCGTTTATGATCTGCTCAGGTATTACAAGGTAGTATTCACCGTTAATTGGATCGACTTGTATCGTCTCAAAAATATCTCCGGAATTTTTTTTCATTTCAGTATATGATTGAACCTTTTCTGCTATTATATATTCTCCGGGATTTTTTGAATAGAGAGATATTGAAAGGTCGATCTGGGTCGTTTATAGCTTATGGGGACCCATTCATTATAACACGGGGGCGGGGTAGGGGACCGCAACCCCCCACCCACTGCCGATCACGAACGAATAAGACTGCCCCCACGAACAGCGGGTCACCCCCGCCCCGCGAATGCCTCAGAGTACTGGGCGGCGATGGCGACGGCGGGCAGACCCCAGTGGATGTAGGCGGAGGGGCGGGAACCGTTCTTCAGTTGGTCGTGGCGGGAGATCCATTTGATCTGGCGGGTCTCCAGGTCAGAGCACATGCAGAGGGGGAAGCGCATCGGTCTGGGGTGGTGAACTGAGAGAATTGTACAGCATCGGGGGGCGGATCGCAACCCACCCCCTCACGAATCAGATGCCTGCCATTGCGGCGACCAGCCGATCACGCTTGCGGATCGCTTCGGGCAGGATGAACCACTCATCACGCTTGCCGTTGGCGTGGCAGGTGGCGGCGAGGATGCGCTCCTGCTCCATGTCCACCATCAGGGCATGGATGGTGCCCTTGTGGCGGCGGGGGTCAAGACCCATAGAGCGCACCAGGTCGGAGCAGGTCATGGGGCCATCGTTGATCAGGTGAGTGCGGATGGCGGCGCAGATGATGGAGGTGAGCATGGTTCGGGGTCCTGTGAACTGAGAGTATTGTAGCAGGTCAAAAGGCGACCTCATGATCCCAGTAGAGATGCCACAGGGCGGTCAGAGTCTCCCGCTCCCGCTGCTGACGGTAGTGTGCCCAGGACTCGTGCTCAAAGGGACGCAGGGCGGCAGCGCGGGCAGCGGCGCAGCGCATCGCGTTGTCGGCCCAGGTGTGGTTGGTCATCGGTGGGGGAGGTGTCGGTTGAGAGTATTGTAGCAGATCGGGGGGGGGCTCACTGCCCGTTGGTGTAGTCTCCGATGATGACCCCGTTGCAGCGGACCTGAGCGTAACCGTACTCTTCAGAGAGGTCCAGGCACAGGAGCCAGGCGCGGTCGGCGTCGGTGGTGGTGTTCTCCCAAGGAGCGGAGGGGCAGAACACGTCGTAGCGGGTCATGAGAGGTTGTCTGAACTGAAGTCAGTATAGCGGGTCGGTGGGGGGCATCGCGGCCCCCAGTGTGCGGTTCAGGAATTGGGCCAGAGGGCGTTGGCGATCTTATCAGCAGCGCCCTGCAGGTTGTCGCGGACGATCAGGCGGAGGATCTCAGCACCGTCAGGGGTGGCGTGCATCTGGCGGATCATGCTAGGGGTGAAGCAATCCCAGGTGATCACATCAGCAGTCTGCAGGAGTTGGGCGTCGGCGTTGGAGATGGTGTGAGTCATGGGGTTCGTTGCGGTTGAGAGTATTGTAGCAGATCAGGCGTCCCGTGCTGCTAGGAGCAGGGCATGAAATTTGTGGAATTCGTGGGTCATGCCAGGGGAGAGAGTCGGGCGTCCCTTGCTGCCGTGAGTCGGAAGGTGGAAGGTCTGGGGGATGCTAGGATGGGTCACCTTGTCGTGACTGCCCCCTGATTTGATGGTTGCTCCTGCCTTCAGGAACTGGCGGCGGGCGTCGCGTACCTTGATTGGGGATGCCATAGGAGGGTCGGGGTCAGTGGCGGTCGCTGATGTCCCACACGCCCCAGCCGCCGTTGGCGTGAGCGTCGCGGACTTCGATCGCCTGCTGCCTCTGGGCGCTGGTGTAGGTTGCCCAACCATCGCTGTTGAGGTCGTCGCCGTAGCAGGCATTCCAGATTAGGTTCGCTTCGGTCAGGGTCATGAGTCGTTTGCTTTGGTTCCCATAGTATAAGACCCCCAGCGGCGAACCGTGGGGGTCTGGTGGTCAGATTCAGAACTGGATCGGATCGGCGGTCGGGGCGCTGATTGCCGCATAATGGGCGGCGCAGTCAGCGATGCCTGCCTGCTCAACGTCGCTGGTGATGGTATCCAGGATCTGCAGGATGCTGTCCCCGTTGCTACCTTGGCGGAGCAGGGACAGGGCAAGGTCGCGGGTCATTTGGAATTCGGGTAGAAAGGTTGGCGGAGTCTTTAGGGGCGCTGCCGTTCCCATTGTATCAGCGTTCGAGTTGCGCCAGACTGCTAGGGGCGATGTGAGAGGGAGAACCACAGGAGCGGTAGAAGTCTACCATGCGGTCTGCCTCCTCTTTACTGGTGAACCACTGCGACCGCCACTCACAAGCGTTGTAGGGGGTCTGGTAACGGACTTCGAAGCGCATGGGGTCGTTTGCTTGGTATGGAAGAATTCTACAGGGTCAGCGGGAGACGATATCGCCTGCGGTGTGCAGTGCGCTTGCCGTCACACTGCGGATCGGTTCCAGCGGACCCCAGAGAGTGTAAGCGACGCAACCCAGAACCAGCAGTTTAAACATCAGAAATTTGCGATGGGAAAGTGAGAATCAGAATCAGAAATCAAACACGTCGCCGTTAATCTCAGCGCGGTTGATCTTAGGGTCGTTCCACTTCACACCATCGGGAGTTTCTTTGGTGCCGAACTCATAGAATGCCTCAAGCAGATCCTCATAGCAGCAGATATCATTCTCACGGATGAAGGTATAAATGCCCTCATCATTCTCAATCCAGAGCACAACATTCCAGGTCTCATAATTCGTCCAACCGTTATAGGTGCGGTCGGTGAGGTTGGTCTGGTAGGTGGTGGCGGGCATTGGGTTCGTTTGAACTGAAGTTAGTATAGGGGCAGGGAGGGGGGTCTGTGCCCCCCTGGTGGACAGTTCAGTAAGCGTCACAGCGGGCGTTGACTTCCTGCAGAAGTTTACCTACCTTGTCCTGCTGCAGTTTGATGACAACTTGACTGTTACGGTTTGCCTTACTGGCGCCCAGAAATGCATTGATGCCGTTGTTACTGGTCACCCGCAAACGCAGACCGCAATCATACACATTCCCTTCAGCATCTACAAAGTACACCATGCGGGAAGATTTGCCGTTGCCTTTGAGAACAACAGAGTAACCCTTCTGAATGTAACCGACTGCAGGATGTTGCTCTGCAGCGAACACATAAAGTTCAGAAGTCTTGGTGTCGTTGATCACCAGATCAAACCCAGCATTGTGCTCAATCAGACCACGCTGCAGAATCTCAATCACTTGTGCAGAGGTGAGAGAATCCAGGGAAAGTTCGCAGAGAGCATTGAAACTGTCGCGAATCTTCAGCACAAATTCTTCATCAGAACGCAGCGATTCGGGCATCTGACGGAGTTCTTTCATGTTAGAAAGAAAGTGGTCAAAGGTATCACCCAGCACGTCATTGTAGGCGCTGGTGTTGAACCAATCAAACGAACCGTTGCTGATGCCTTCCTTACGCTTGATGCTGATCTTCTTATCACCAGCGACGGCATCTTCCTTACACTTAGTGCCGCCACGCTTCTCTACAGTTTCGCTGTAGATTTGCTTTTCATTCAGGATTTGAACGGTGAGGTCCTCATTCTTCACACCACCGTGATGAACAGAACCGTCAGTTTTGTAGGTCATTTGTTTACCGTGATCGACACGGGCGAATAGAGTAGGTTGGGCAGTCCTCACCTCTGCCCTTGGGGGGTCCTCCTTCCTCCCCCCTGGTGAACATAGAATACCCTGGATTGGGGGGCAGGTCAACCCCCTGACCCATTAGCGTCGCTTATGCGACCTGAAACCGTCCGCTGTTGAAATTATGATAAGCGAACACCTCACGATTCACCAGTTTGAACATACCAAACTCATTGGTCATCACATAACCTTCGGCATCAATACGGTTGCCATTGATGTATGCTGCAGGTCCGTCATTGCGGCAGATAAACAGGCAGTCATCTTTGATGCTCTTTACCAATGCCCACAAACGAATCAGGTTAGCGTCACAATCGAAATCTTCTGCGACGATCTGATCACCCGAACGGATGCAAGCGTTGATCTGCTGTTTGATCTTTGCTGCTTCCTTCTCACTCACGAACTGAGCAGTAGTAGACATTTGACGGGCAAAATCTACAACCTCTTTTACATCAGCGAACGACTCTTGATTGTGCAGAATGTAAGCATCAGGTTTGATGAACTTCACCGTTTCAGTATCATTCCAGACGGCACGATCAGGCATTGCGACTGCATCACGAAGGTCGCTCTCAGCATAATAGCAAGTGTGAGGAGCGATGATAATCTCTTGAGAAACTACCTCACCAAACTTGTAAGTGATCGTATTGGGGCAATACTCATCACTACCGCCAAAACCAATAAAATCACCTTGAATGATAGCATTTGCGCGAGGCAGATAATCAAAGCAAGAATGCAGAATACGCGCAACTTCACCCTGATAGAATGCATCAATCTCTTCATGATTGTGTGCAATACGAATCTTTTTCTTGTTAAAGACTGCCTTGGTTCCTACAAAGAATTCACCACAGGCAGGGTCGATGCCCCATACAATGGCGGGAGCACCGTCGATCTTAACGGACAGGGAACCAGGATTCACGAACCAATCCAGAACGGACAGGTCGCCCGTGAGGATGGTATCTTCGGGGTGTTCGAGGTGGGTGTTCTTCATGCTCTTAAGATACCAGGGATTCAGGGGCAGCACAAGCGGTAGGGTGCCACCTTACGAACTGGCACAGGGTGACCCTCTACGGGGTCTGTGGCGTCTTATACTAAGGTCACAAGCGAAGGAGGGGCGGGGTAGCCCTGAAGACGAAAAAGGTCGCCACTGGGGCAGCTTTGAAATAGTAAGAAAGAAAGTATAAAAAAAGGGAGGCAATCGCCCCCCGATTCTTTATGCGAACATGAACCCATCTTGGAATTCGTATTCATTGTAGACAGGAGAAGTTCCTGCCTGCCCGATGAACTTGTGGACGAACCAATTGAAGTTGCGTTGAAACACACATTCGCCCTTGATTCCATGCTCTTGAAGAATAGCATTCAGGCGCGATTTGGTGGTCACAGACTGATAACCACCGTCAAAGATTTGCACGAAGTCATCACCAATGGTGGCGATGTGATTGCCGTGCAGGAACACTTTAGACTCTTGAGTTTCAGGGTCAAAGGTAACCTCAGTGTTGCCAGACTTCCAGTTGATGGAGTCACGAATGGCGGCGTTCATCTGCTGTTCGATCTTACGCATTGGGGGTTTCCCTCTCAACAAATACAGTATGGATCAGATCGGGGGCAATTGCAAGGGGTCTTGTGCCACCTTGTGGACTGTCACATGGTTCAGGAAGTGTAGAGTGCGAAGTTGTACTGTTGCTGCAAACGAGTCAGAATGTCATCCCAGAACTCTTTATCCTCATCGTCATTGTATTGGTTGTTATCTTCAACCAAACGAATCAGATTGTTAAGATCGTCAGGAGTGAGATAGTTCATCAGACTTCATCCCTCATTTCAGAAAGTTTGTCATACAATGCAGAAACATCTACATTCAGTTGTTCACTCACGAAACTCCAATCATCATGAAACTCAATGAGTGCCAGAATGGCATCCAGTTCCTCAAATGTCAACGAAGTGAGAGTCATTGTCATCAGTAATCGTAGTTTGCGTTCAGGTACTCATTCACATCGAACTTTTCATCTTTCAGTTCGGGAATGTCCATGTCAAAGATCTCACCAGGAGCATCTTGAATCTCAGACCAGAGTTCATCAAACATGGTTTGTCTCTCAGGAACGAATGTAATGTAGCAGGAATCAGGAACGCTTGGTGCGCTTCTGTGCCACTTTCACAGGCGGCACATCAGCATTCAGTTGTGCCAGCAGTTGATCCACAATGGTATCAACGAACTGCAGAACAGTTTGCATCATCTTACGGGTCTTTTCTTTGCCATTGTTCTCATTGAACGAACGCACAGCAAACTGTACAATTCCCACAACGATTGCGGAGATGGTAGCAACGTTGAAGATCAACGTGTCGATGAAAGTCCAGTAGAAAGTGTTGGTGGTTTTCATAACAAATGGTGTGGGAGGTTGGTGTAGAGAATTCCTCAACCACGAATCAAACATAACAGGGGGGCAGCACGAATGCAACCCCCCTTGTACCACTATCCCAACTGTCCCACGAACTCCTGAATATAATAATCCAGCGGCAATTCCAGACGGTTTGCCTCACTTTCCCATTCTTTCCATTCGGCTTCCGAAGCATCATTAATGAAGTCTTCGAAAGTATATTCAAAAGCGGGACCGCACATAATCAAAAACTCAGGAACGAATGCAATGTAGGACGGATTGGGCAGGAAGTCTAGGGGTCTTGTGCCACCTTGTAGACTGTCACACCTCCGCCAATTGATTAATAATATTGCGGGCAAACTTCATGAAATCATAAGCAGTCACACCACCTTTGTGATTGTCGATAGCATAACCATCCAAAACATCGGTTTGATTATACGTGTTCACAATCAGCAGGCAAGCATCATACAGTGCTGCAGAATGTTCTTCCTTGGAGTTAAACTGGAGAGCGTTGAAGGAAGGAAGCATCAGGAATCTCAGCGACGAATGTAACATAACCGATTTCCGCCCCCACCACAAGGGGGATTGTGCCACTTCTAGAATCGTCACATATAACGCTAGCATTATATTGTATTATAATATTATAACTGGTCCAGTTATAAAAGTGTCACAATATCAGAATGGATCAAATTCCTTGGTGCTAGCATAGACTTCTTCGTCACCTTCAAGATCTAATAATTCTTTCCAGTCTATATGTTCTACATCTAGATCATCATAACACATGATGTCTAAATGTACACGTACTAGGCGTTTCTGTGCTATCATAGTACTAGATGCATATGTGTACTAGATTGTATCATGCATAATGACGATACGCGAGATCTTGATAATCATGCGCGTCTCGTGCATAGTCCTCGTCGAGCTCTTGTGTATAATACTCTTCGAGATCCGCATAATCGTTTGTGTATGTGTAGTCGAGATCGTAATCGTCGTACATAACTCGTCGAGCTTATTGAATACTAGTATATTGTAGCATAAAGCTCGACGAGATGCAAACTAGATGTGAGTTCTCGTCGAGCTTCTAGTACATATATATGCAATCTAGTTGATTTCTAGTCTAGCTTTATGTTAGAATACAAATAATGTTTAGACTAGATTTTATAATGAGATCTCTACGAGAATTAAATCCACTTCTAGAAGGATATTGTGCGACTTATGATGGTAAGGTAATATCTAGAAAAAATAAAGTACTTAAGCAATTCAGAAGGAACAAACAGTCTAGGTGTCCCTATTTAAGTATCAGTGTGTGGGATAAGACCTCTGGTTTTGCAAGACAATTCTTTGTACATCGACTTGTAGCGTATCAATATTGTGATTTAAATCTTGAAGATATAACAGGTCTTGTGGTTAATCATATCGATGGTAACCCTCATAATAACCATGCAAAAAACTTAGAGTGGGTTACGCAAAAAGAAAACGTACTTAAGTATCACAGTAACGTTATAACATAATTGCATGAGGTCTGTGTGAATTTTTGTGTCGGTCTGGGGATATTTGCGGGGGTGGGGCTTGACGAACTGCGAGTCTTATGCTACGCTCGCTTAGCTCACAAGACCTGGAGGGGTTTATAAGGTACTGGAGGCATTTATAAGCATTTAGAGCACTTAGACCTGGAGGGGTTTATAAGGTACTGGAGGCATTTATAAGCATTTAGAGCACTTAATTCAAATAATACAAGGATATAACACTAACATTATACAACCAAACAAATCACACAAATATATTTTTTAATACATTTTTAATTGATTTTGTTGTTGAACAGTATCACAATCATTCCAATGTCTAACTACTCCAGCAATGATAAAACAGTTGGTAATCAGATAGGTTGCGAAGATAATAGTACGAATGATTGCGATTCTATCAGACTCTTTATCACACTTGGATGCTTTCTCACCTAATGACTTTGCCCACCATCTCCACAGTGTTTTTTTCTTTTTCATACCTTACACATAACCTCTGAATACTTATCCTTTCTATATCCTATAACCTTTAATTCATCCCATTGATAAGGATAACATAAGACAAGCACTCGGTTATTCTTATGAAGTGAACACGCTTGAAGATTAAGTTCATCTTTGGGAATAACTCTTGTCTCAATGGTAATATAAGATTGATCTACAAAGTAAACCCATCCTTCTACTCCTTTAGTCCATTGAACATAATCATTCAAACGTGGTTTATACATAAGCAGCTTCTAATGGTGTGAGTTTAAGTTGCATTGCAGAGTATGGAGTTGTATCTTCAATCTTTACGCACTTACCAACGGTCTTACTATTAACTGGGGCGAAGTATTCTTTTGTCTTTGAATTATAGAATCCCCAAATACACCGAACAGAAGCACCAAGGTTATAATCAAACTTACGAGTGTTGTGAATCCAGATTGCGGTAACATTACGCTTGAATGGAACTTGTTCATAATAATAACCTTTGGGTGCTTGATGTGGAAATTCAGGAATCACGGACTGCACGGAGATACTTTGGATTGTAACCTAAAGACAGATAATTGTTTAACATTAGATCACACTGTTCTTTCGTCAGATTCTTTGCATCCTCTTCAATCAATGCCCAACCGTGAGAGAACAGTTCTTCAATACGATACAGTTGTGTCATGTGGTAAATGCCTCCAGAAGTCCAGACTCATATTCATCAACCAAAGCGAACTTTTGAGCGTTCACGACTCTTTCCATAATGCGATCAGTGTAACGATCATCAAACATTTGCTCTCGTGAAAGAATCTCAAATGCTTCAGTATCAGACTCGGCAATCAGATTGATCAGACCTCCATATTCGGAAGAAGGGAACGGCACCCAGTAGTCAACAATATACAGTGATTTCATTTCAGTTTGTTTTGGACTCCTTTATTTTAGTATAGGGATTAGTGTTTGTCAAGCAGCAGAGTTGTCTTTCAATTTCAAACTTAATAGGCAGTAGATGAGAAGCAAAGAAACCAGCATACTCTCCGTCTTGTAAAAGATTGTAGATATTTTCAGTTTGTTGAAGAGCAAAAATAAGTTTAGTTCTCTGATCCATCAGACAAACTCTTGAATGTAATAGTCCACAGTTACCTCCAACTCCGCTGCTTTTTGCTCATAGAAGTTATCGGTGTATTGTTTAGCAGCAACCCATGCTTCATGATTGAATTGTTCAGTTTCAGAGTGCTTCATGAAATCCTCATATGCTTTAATGAATTGTTCAATATCTTCGTCGTTCATTTCACTTGCTCCTGAGAATTTCCATAGTAGGAATCAATCATCTTCCGATCACGTTCAATCAGAAAAATGTTCCATCCAATAATAAATCCAAATACAGCAATAATCAAGTAAGTCAGTTTCATCAGCAAGCACCTGCCATCGGATTCACATTCACTTCTTCCGTGTTGAAACCGGTGACTTCATAACCAAGACCAATGCGCTCAGCACATTCACGCTCAAAATCACGCTTGGTGATGCATTTGGTGCTCATGGTATCCACACCTTGAAACTTGAGAACTTTGTAAAGGAACTGAGTGCTACCTTCGATGGGAAAGTAATCCACAACCATAGAAGGTTTTCCATCAATTTTGGAGGTGGAGATCAGTTGCATGGGGTGTCTCTCGATTACCTCTGTATTATAGATCAGAACGACGGCACCACGTCGTAGCGTAGACCAGTTTGCGAAGTGTCCATCTGCTCCCAGATCGTGTAAAGTTTATTATACAGTGCAGGAACACTTCCAAATTCCCGTGCGATTCGGTTCTCTTCACGCAGGTTAAGTTCCTGCAGTGCAGATAGAATTACACCAATTTCATGAACATTCAATTGTACAGTCATTTCAGTCATTTAATCAGTCCCAAGATACATTTTCAAGAATAAAACCAGGCATCACATAAGTCCACCCAGATCCACCAGGTTTATAATCCCACTTATATTCAAATTGATTGTGACTATCCCAAGTCATATATCCTTTCTCTTTATCAAAACGACCTTTGATCGTCAGACTATGCTTATTAGAGAAAATGTTACGAGTGCGAAGTGCTCCGTTCGGTTCACGGGTTTCAATCACTACACAGACATCAGGATAGGTTTGAATTCCGTATTCCAAAATACAATTCGTTTCATACCGAAACGGACGGTATACTTTAGATTCAGTTTGCGCGAACGTAGGAGTCGCAAACAGAAGTGCAGCAGCAAGAAGAAGTTTTTTCATCAATAGTGTGCCTCGGAATAATCAAGTTGAGTAGAGTATTCAGCAATCTTATTATAGCATTTCACTCGCATTTCGTCATCAGCACCTTTCATAAAGGAAAAGCAATACTTCATACGCTGTTCAGGATGTGCATTGATTCGTGCGATCTCTGCTTGTTGCTTTTCACGATAAGAGTTGTAGGCAAACATCTCACGATCAGCGAAGGGCATGGTGCGAGAGGGGTGCATCTGGTGTTCTCTTGATTACCTTGTAATCATACTGCCTGCAGCAGGCGATTGGGAAAGAACTGTGCCACTTGTGAATCTGTCCACCCGTTCTTCTCAAACAGATACTCAAGATATAAGGTTTCTTCCTGTTCCCGTGCTTCTATTTCATGTGGTTGATACCAATAGTCAATATCTTCCACACATTCTTTACCATAACACATTTTTCCGCGACGCATTCGCAGCGAACCGACCACCCACTGTCGCAGATGGACCAGTTCATGCAAAAGAGTTTTTATATACAACTCCTCCTCCATATGAGTCTGGAGTTCAATTATAAAGTGACGTGGGCGATAAAACTCACCAGCAACATCACAATACCCATAAACTCCTTCACGCTTTAGACCTCTATGAATAATATCCACATCGATCTGATGGCGTGGAAAGAATTTATTCAGAAACCAAGTGGTAACGTCCTCACAGAGGAGTTTAGAATAACCATATCCAGAAGTGTAAATGCTACTTTGCATGACCAATGAGAAAACCAAACAAAAGATGAAACAAAGAGAAGTTTCTCTCTACCAGTCATCGTGCGATCACATCAAGAGTTTCCATCATCATCAGCGAAAGTTCCATACGATTGTCTTCGTCAACTACAGGAATGTTTGTCTCAACAAACTCACTCACAAGTTCTTGAAGCAACTCAGTCATACGTTGGTCAGCATACACATAAGTAGCAAGTTCTCTCTTGAAACCATCACGCAGCAGTCGCAGAGACTTGGTAACAGTCAGTTCTTTGATTTCTTGAGCAGCGTCAAACATTGGAGGAAAATAATAAAGTTGAACAATCAGCGAGCGTAGAGATAACCACCTGCCCAATCTGCCTTTGCATACAACCATTCACGCTGTTCAATCAGACGCAGATCGTAGCGAACACCTTTAGCAGGAGATTTCCAAGAAGCAGACTTGTACAATTCACCAGTCTTACGGTCAACAAAAGCGTGAACAGAGCGACCACCAGCAGAATCAATCATAATGACTTTGTGATACTTGCGACCCGACTCGATAATGTAGTCATAACCTTTAGGAGCGGCGTCCCTGAGAGCGTCACAGAGCATCAGAGTCCACTTGGTAACATTCAACTGGATGGTGTTCCTAGCGTCTTGCTGGGCAGCGTAGTCAGCGAAGGTTGCAGTCATCGGTTGGTTGCGTATGTGCTTATTATAGCGGCACCTAGGCACCGCTCAGAGCGTCACTGTGCCAGTTCTGTATCTGGCACCCAGTAGTCATCATCATACAGGTATCCCATCCAATCTACAGGGTCAGAACCATAGATCTCAATCTCACGCAGTTCTTCAATCAGTTCAGACAGATCCATCAGAAACCCTCAGATACTTTGGTATTATAGCAGAAAACCCGCCTTGTGGGCGGGTCTTGTGACGGTTCAGAAAGCGTCAGAGAGAAACGACGCCACCATCAGGATCGATATTAACTAACTGAGAGGGACGTACACCAAACTCAAAAGGCATCCAATTTTTATCTGCTTTAATGAGAACTGCCATTTCTTGAATTGCCTCGGCAAGTTCAAGAAACTCTCTCTTTTGTTCTTCAATCATTTTTTCAACGTCTTTTGCCTTAGTGCCATTTGGTGCAAAAAGATTCACGCGAGTGCGCCTTCCAGTTTCTTTAAAGTCTTTAAGAATATGGCAGAAGTTACGAGGTCCATGAGTGGCATTTGCAGTAGCAGCAAAGGTACGACCGTGAAGACCATCTTCGTCCAGTTTGCCTTTTGAAGCATATCCTTTCTGTTGAAGATATTCTGCTGCCTTTGCTTCCGAAAAAGTGGCAACAGAAGTGTCTGGATATGCCTTATCAAAGATACGATCAGTAATCGTATTTACTTGGTCATTGGTAAAGGTGTGTTCGATGTTATTAATCCAACCTTTAATATCGACCTTGGAAACTGTCCGATTTGGATGACGTTTCACCCAAAGAATTCCTTTGGTAATAAAGTCATCGCGGGTTGCTTTCTTAGCTTGTGCATGGTTATTTGCTCCAAGACCAATCTCATCTTCAAGATCTTCTAAACAATATCCTTCTTCCAATTCATAAACATCAAAAACCCAAGATTCTTGTTTACGAATTTTGAGAGCAGAAACGCGAGTGAATCCATCAATCAACTTATAGACTGCACCAACTTTTACAACAATAGGAGGAAGTTGATCGTAACGAATACCTTTAGCAAACTCACCGACCAGAGCATCAGTGTGTACAGTATCTGTACCTTCTGAACGTGCAGTATTCTTTTCAGTACCTCCACCAACATCAATTCTATCAATTTCAGAAATGATTGTGTTTACATATTTTCCAGACTTAAATTTTCGACGTGCTTCACGATTAGGAAGCATATCGATATTGGGAACTTCGCAACGAGCGATAGGAGTGTGATTTTGAGACATAGTAAAAGTGCAATTTGACTTAATTCAATAGGGCATCTGCCCTTCTGAACTGAATACACTATAACCGATTGCTGGTCCCCCGTCAAGGGTCTTATTCGATTGTCACAGAATCTTCATACAACTGGAAAACGTCTCTCTTCTCACCGATTCCACGTACCGCCTTCTTCACACGCTCTTGCGTAATGTCAAAATACTGCTTGTCCATTTCAACACCAATAAACTTTCTACTGGTTTTCTTCGCAGCAATACCTACAGCACCACTACCCATACAAGGATCAAAAACAGTATCACCTCTCTGAGAACTTGCTTGAATTAATCTTTCCATTAATTCAATAGGTTTAGGTGTTGGGTGCCCTTTGTATTTTTCTGTAGCACATTTCCAAACTGCAGACTTGCACCTTTCATTAGGATTAAAATATGCTCCTTGCTTTCTAGCAAAAACACAATTCTCTATGCTTGAAATCCACATATACTGCCCATTCATGGGAGAAGGATTAGTTTTCTCCCATATACAGTGTCTCACAGATAGACCATGATCTATCAATCTGTTGCGAATATGTGAGACTTGAACTGATCCACAAAAGATATAGATGCTTCCAGAAGTCACGCGCACGACTTCATCAATGAAATCATCTAATGGAAATGTAATAATATCTGCATGACTTTTATCCAGATTTCTTAATCCACTACTCTTACGATTCACTTCATCGTATGGTATATCTGTAAGAGTAAGCGAAATGCTCCCATCAGCAAGTGAAGGGAGCACATTCATACAATCATCGTTATATAATTTTACATCGGTCATAGATTTTTTACTTATTTACACAGCAAGGGCACCAGAAGGAATTTCAACGATTTCGGGCAGTTTGGTATCATCAAACTGATGCATATTATAGCACACCCACTCACCATTACGGAAGACATAAGCATATTCTTCACTATTATCAGGAAGAAGATACTCACAGAGGTCAGCATCAAGGCGAGGAGGGCAATTCTCACCACGGGCAGAATAATACTCAGGTTGCTTATCTTCACCCCAGCAGACAGACATATCGCCACCATCAATCAGTTCGGAGGCAAGTTCTTTGCTGTTGTAGTGCGTCTTCAGAATGCGACCCAACCAGGACTCATAACCATCCCAGTGGTGATAGGCAGAGAGAATAGAACCATCACGAAGTTCAATACCGATGCGAGCGCGGGTAGCCATCAGTGGTTTTCTTGAGTACCTTGTTAGTATAGGGCATCCATCAGGGCATTTGACTGCTGCTGTGCCAGTTCATCAACTGTCTCTTGAGCGATCCGAATTGCGTCTGGATTCACATCCATCGTGATACAATTTCGCCCCAAACCAAAAGCAGAAATTGCTGTCGTTCCAGATCCACAGAAGGGGTCCAGAACCCATCCATCAGGCGGACAAGACGACTTTATGATACGTTCTAACAGTTTTAGGGGCTTTTGTGTGGGATATTTACGCTTATTCTGCTCACTTCTACTGATAAAGTATACATCATCCCATAAATTTTGCACTGGGACACCCTTAGACTCATGAGAATAGATTTTTTTGTAAATGTTGTTGCTGCCGAAATGCAATAGACCCTGCTGGTCCAGATTTTCAAGTTTTTCCCTTGTTATACGAAACCCATACTGAGGATTATAACCTTTATATTCATATCGGGCACATGGACGACTCTTTTCACCTGTTACTTTTGCGAGTGCGTAGTATCCTACCTCATCTTTATTTTTAAAAGAGTTTGCAGCATAAACTGGATCAAGATCACCATACTCAACTTCAAAATATGGTTTTCCTTTTTGAAATACAACAATGCTGTCTACAATATTACCCCAACCATTCTTTAGATTATTCTTTGGTCCACTTCTCTTCCAGGAAATGTTTGTGTAAAAAGCATCACGAACTTTACGATCTACTTTAGAAAGAACCAAAGCATTACCAATGAAGTTATTATGTGCATATAACCAACCATTCTTATTCAGTTTATCAAAACTGTTATTGATAACCTCAGCATACCAATCAATATAATCATCAAAGGAACTCCAAGTATCTGAGAATCCTTTCTCTTGACCGTCTTCTTCTTGCATTGTAAAGTCACGCTGCAAACCAAAGGGGGGATCCATATAAACCAGATCAAATGTCTGATTAACCGTATTCAATTCTTCAACGGGTTTCTGGAGAATCTTAATTTCAGGCATCAGCGAATCATTCTATCAATTCATTTTATCATAAAAAAAGGAGGGTAGCAACCCTCCCAAAATCAATCTTCGTAAATTCTACATTCAAGTGCATCAGGATTAGCATCACAATAGAGCTCAAATGCGTTTGGATCATAATCATCATCAGGATGATTTGCCTTATATGCCTTCAATGACTCTAATTCTTCTTCTGTATGTCTCCGTGCTTGTGGAGAAATTGTAGGGTCACTCAGAAGATCCTCATCCTTCTGAATGTGTTGATCTATGTTGTCCATTGGTTTGTATCGTGTTGAGAGTATTTATT